GATTGACGACTTTGAAAATGACGAGCTTGTTATGAACAAGGAGCGTCGTGAGAAGATGCGGAAATGGTTTAAGGGAGCACTGCTTCCCTGTCGAAGCGACTCTGGGATTGTTCGTATGGTAGGAACCATCCTCCATGCAGATAGTTTGCTAGAGCGTTTAATGCCCAATCCCTCTGATAAACTCACTGTGGTAGAGGAGCTTAAACAATACTCCACCCGTAAGGGTATGTGGAAGGCTGTCAAGTACCGGGCACATAATAGCAACTTTACTAAACTCCTTTGGGCTTCTAAAAAGAATGCTGAGGAGTTTCGGATGCTGTATGAAGAGGCTGTCAAAGACGGCACCACTGACATCTACTCACAGGAATACTTAAATGAGCCCATTGATGAGAGTGTGTCATTCTTCCGTAAAGGAGACATGCTGCGGATCACTGAAGAGGATCGAAAACTCAAGCTTAATTACTACATCACAGCCGACTTAGCCATCTCAGAACATGAAAGGGCTGACTTTTCAGTGTTCCTAGTGGCGGGGGTTGATGAAAACAAGATAATGCACGTCAAACAGGTCATACGTGAGCGTATGGATGGTAAAGAAATTGTCGATACTCTCCTAATGCTTCAAAAGATGTATGATCCCCTTGCCGTGGGTATCGAGGACATGCAAGTTTCTAAGGCCATTGGGCCTTTTTTACGTGAGGAGATGATTAAGAACAATACGTTTTTGAATCTTCTACCTCTAAAGCATGGGGGTAAGGATAAACAGACCCGTGCTCGTAGTATTCAAGCTCGCTTACGAGCACATGGTATTAAATTTGATCGAGAGGGGGATTGGTACCCCATCTTTGAGAATGAAATCTTGCAGTTCCCCCGTGGAAAGCATGATGACCAAGTAGACACCTTTGCCTATCTAGGCCTCATGCTGGACAATCTCATAGAAGCTCCCACAAAGGAGGAAGATGAGGAAGACCAGTATTTAGAGGAGCTAGAAGGTTCCGATTTACAAAACCAAGGGAGAAACTCCTTGACTGGGTATTAGAATGAATGAATTAGATCAATCGCAGGAGATGCCCGATAGCCATGAAAAACCCCTAGCAGCTATGCTAGAGAGTATTAACATAGCAGAAAAACTCCAAGAACAACGTCTCAAGGACATTGGTGTGGAAGCCCATAGGGGCTACATGCTGGACTGGGATACTCGCAAAGACTGGGAAAAGAGTGTTGATGAGTGGACTAAGCTGGCTAAGCAGACTATGGAACCTAAGACGTTCCCCTGGCCCCGTGCTTCCAACATTAAATACCCCATCTTGTCAACAGCTGCTATGCAGTTTGCCGCCCGTGCCTATCCATCGCTTATTCCCTCTGATGGGAAAGTAGTGAAGGCTAAGGTAATTGGTAAAGACCCCGATGGGACTAAGAGCAAGCAGGCAGAAGCAGTTTCAATTTATATGTCCTACCAACTCCTTGAGGAGATGGATGGGTGGGAAGAGGAGATGGATAAGCTCCTCATCATGCTGCCTATCGTGGGTACCATGTTTAAGAAGACCTACTGGGACCCCCTTAAAGAAACCAATTGCTCCTCTCTCATTCTACCCAAAAACTTGGTTGTCAACTATTGGACAAAGAGTTTAAAGGATAGTGAGCGTATTTCGGAGGTACTTGAGGTATCTCCTCGTAAGGTGAAAGAACGTCAACAGAGTGGTTTATGGCTTGACATCGAGTTGGGCAAAGCTCCCCAACCTGATGGGAACATGAACAGTCCCACAGCAGATGACACTACTCCCTACACCTTTATTGAACAACATACATACCTTGACTTAGATGATGATGGCTACAAAGAGCCCTACATCGTAACTTTCCATAAAGAGAGTCATAAGGTTGTGCGTATTGTTGCCCGATTTGATGAAACCACCATCAAGTTGAATGCTGATGGTAAGATTCAAAAGATCGACGCCATCCAGTATTACACTAAGTATGGTTTTATCCCCAACCCCGATGGTGGGTTTTATGATATTGGTTTTGGCGTACTACTGGGTCCTATTAATGAGAGTGTGAACACTTTGATTAATCAACTAGTAGATGCCGGTAGTCTAAATAACTTACAGAGTGGTTTCCTTGGTAAAGGCTTACGCCTCCGTATGGGAGAGAGTAGGTTCCAGCCCGGAGAATGGAAGGTTGTGAACAGTACGGGAGATGATCTGAAGAAACAGATTGTTCCTATGCCTAGTAAGGAACCTTCCTCAGTTCTCTTTCAGCTTATGGGTAGTCTAATCACCTCTGGTAAGGAATTGGCCTCTGTAGCTGAGATATTTGTGGGTAAAATGCCGGGGCAAAACACTCCTGCAACCACTACGATGGCTACCATTGAGCAGGGCATGAAGGTGTTCACGGCTGTGTACAAACGTATCTACCGCTCAATGTCTGAAGAGTTTATGAAGCTCGCACGACTGAACAACTTATATCTCAACCCTCAGACAGAGGTTGCTATTATAGGTATGGAGGTTGGTCCAGATGACTTTGACATGAAGACTCACAAGATTTACCCTAATGCTGATCCAACAGCAGTTAGTCAGACAGAGAAACTTCTCAAAGCACAGGGACTCATGGAACTCCTCCCTCTGGGCATCCTTGATCCTGTTAAAGTAGGTTTACGTGTCCTAGAAGCACAAGAACAAACTAATTATCAAGAACTCTTACGCCCAGATGTGGCACAGAGTGGACAGATACAGCAGCAGCCTGATCCCAAACTACTTGAAAGCCAAGCAAAGATTCAAGCAATGGGGCAAGCTAGTCAAATTAAACAACAAGAGGCCGCATTTAAATCTGAACTGTCTCAGAGAGACGCACAGTTCCAGCAAGCTATGAAAGCTCAGGCAGCTGACCAAGATATGCGACACAAAGAGATGTTAGCAAGTGTGCAATTGGCTATTGCAACCCACACTGAAAACATGAGGACGGCTCAAGAGAAGGCTAAGTTTGTACAGGAAACCATTCACTCACAGGTCTCCCACAATCAAAAGCTCTCTCATGCTAAAGAAGCAGCTGCCTCTAAACGAAACCAAGCCAAACCTGGAGCTAAGAAGCCTTGAACAAATCTGATTTCGCAGACTGGAAACATCACCCCGTAACTATGGTGGTGTTTAGTCAGTTGACACAACGTATCACAGAACTACAAGAAATTCTTGGAGACCGTGCGGGGGTAGACCCAGTACAGGACCGAGAGTATGTAGGGGCAATTAAGGCCTACCGTGACCTGCTTAACACTGAGTACGAAGAGACAGAGGAGCCTAAATGATTCAGGTACTTCTGCATCGTATCCTCATTAAGCAGGACAAACTGGAAAATGCAAACAAAGACTATGTCAAAATGCGGGAGTTGGGACTTGTCCTTGCTCAGGGTGAGGACTCTAAACGAGCGCAGGCAGGTGTGGACACGGGAACTGTGGAAGCCATTGGTGGTACAGCTTTCCGAGACTTTGGCACCGAGTCTCCAATTCAAATTGGAGATCACATTGCCTACGCTAGGTTTGCTGGTAAGTTCATCACTGACCCAGAGACAGGTGAAGAGTTTGTAGCACTCAACGATGAAGACGTTGTGTGTGTGTTTCGTTCAGAATAAGGAGCTTTAGATGGCTGTAGAAGGTGTAGATGGTGGTGTTAAAGACGCACCTAAAGAACAAGAATATTCTCCAGTAGAACTTCGTGCAATGGAATCCGGCTGGGTTCCTGAAGATCAATGGGAGGGCGAACCAGAACTCTGGCGCCCTGCTAAGGAGTATGTTGATCGTGGTGAATTGTTTAAAAAGATTGACGATCAGAACCGTACAATTAAAGACTTTAAACGGGCACTAGATGACCTCAAAGGCCATCACTCCCGTGTACGTGAGACTGAGTATGCTCGGGCTCTAGTTGCGCTAAAAGGGCAGAAGAAAACTGCCTTGGAAGATGGTGATGCAGAAGAGGTTATCAAAATTGATGATCAAATTGATCTTGTTCGAGAAGAGCAAAAGCGACTTGCCCAAGCAACCCCGCCACAGGACGCCGCTCCTGCACCGGAGTTTACTAATTGGGTAGATCGCAATAAGTGGTATGAGACTAGCGAACCTATGCGAGCCTACGCAGACTCACTGGGACGTAAGCTTGCAGCAGCAGGCAGTTCTCCTACAGACGTTCTTAAAGAGGTAGAACGACAGGTTAAGCAGGAATTTCCACATAAATTCACCAATCCTAATCGAGGGAAACCCGGTGCTGTGGAAGGAAGTTCTGGCAAAGGTGGAAAGGGTGTAGACAGCTTCGCTCTTTCCGATGATGAGCGCCGAGTTATGCAGCGATTTGTTCGATCGGGTGTGATGACAGAAGCGCAATATATCAAAGACTTAAAATCCGTTAGAGGAGAGTGAATATGAGTGACTTAAAAGAAGCAATTGCGAAGGCCCCAGCGGGCCGTGTGCAGCGCACCCCCATTGGGAAGCGTAACATCCTTACGGTAGCAGGCAAAGATGCCAACTATCAGTATCGAATAATCAATGACTCTGGAGACAGGGTACAGGAGTTTTTAGAAGCTGGCTATGAGCTGGTTAAAGAAGACTCCGTGAAGGTGGGAGACAAGCGTGTGAACAAAGCTTCGGCTGAGGGCAGCGTTAGTCAAATTTCTGTAGGGCAGGGTCAGAAAGCTTTTGTCGTTCGTATCAAGAAAGAATGGTATGACGAGGACCAACGAGCTAAACAAGATCATGTCGATGTACAGGAAAACTCCACCAAGTCTAAAGCTCTTGATGGTACTTATGGTAAGCTCGAAATCTCTCGTGGCTAATTAATCTAAGTGCCATTAGGAAATCCTTAATTTGCTTTTTGGAGAATTACTAATGGCAAGTGTTTCGCGTATTAATGGGTTTCGGCCTGTTAAATCTATCACTGGTGCTCCTTATTCGGGTACTGGTAATGTGTATTTTATTCCTGCTTCTGATAGCACAGTAGTGATGGTTGGGGATGCTGTTAAGCTCTTGGGTGATGCCCGTGCTGCTTCTGGTGTGCCCACTGTTACCCGTGTGAGTGGGGCCACGGACATCCCTCTGGGTATCGTGGTTGGTATCTTGTTCTCAGGTGTGGCTAATGAGGCCATGAACACTCCTCCTGTTAATGATTTGAACACTCCGGTCTATCGCCGAGCGTCTACGGATCGTTATGTGCTGGTGTGTGATGATCCTAACATTGTGTATGAGGTTCAGTATGCGGGTACATCCGTTTCTGCTGCAACCATCACCGCTAACGTGGGCTTGAACGGTCAGTTCACCACCACGGCAGGTAGCACAGTGTCGGGTTCGTCTGGTCAACAACTGGATAGTGCTGGCTTGGCAACTACGGCCACGCTTCCTTTGAAAATTGTTGGTTTCCCCAATCGTCCCGATAATGTCCCCGGTGATGTGTACTTTAGCTATTGGGTTAAACTCAATACTTCGGCCTATGCCTCCGGTACCGGCTCGGCTGGCGTCTAATCTTTAAAGGAACTATAAATGTCTGTTATTAATAGTGGCTCATTTGCCAAGGCCCTTAACTAAAAAGCCAGGGGGCACTGAGGAGTAATCCTCTTTTTAAAATCCATCGAATTGCGGGGACATCCAGAACGGACAATCCGCAGCTAAGCCGGGAGGCACATGATTATTTATAGAATGGTTAACACCATTAATGGTAAGTCTTATATTGGTCTGACTACTTTATCTTTAGCTGAGCGTAAACATAAGCATTGGCTTAATTCACGCAATCCAGATAAAAATAAAAAACAAGCAATCTACCTTGCAATAAACAAGTATGGTTGGGAAAAGTTTGACTGGCAAGAGCTCTGCTCTGCCTTAACCAAAGAAGATTTAGTACATTTAGAAAAACAATTCATCACTGAGTTTGACTCCTACAATTCTGGGTATAATAATACTTTAGGTGGGGAGGGTGTCAATAATCCACGAAAACTTGAAAAATACATTGTTAGATTTCCAGATCAAGCAGTGTACATCGTGGAAGGATATAAGAAGTTTTGTAGAGACAATAAGTTAAATGAGGGCGGTTTGTGGAATACTTACCAACCTTATAAACGAACTTATACAGTCAAAGGAAAACACTATACTTATTGGATGAAGGGTAAATCTTGTAAAGGTTATGTGTTGCTCGGAAAGTTCAACGACTATCTGGGAACAGAGTACATCCATGTGGATGGAAGCGGTGGACTCCAAACAGAGATAAATGCCTGTTTGGATGATGATATAGTCTACTCTAACGAGGAATCGTTAGCAGGGGGAGAATTACCAATTCCCCCGGACATAGAATAACAATCTATGTTGAATATTCACCGGCTGGCCCGGTGTCAATGCGTGGTATGGCAAGTCGTATGACGAATATGCCGTGGAATACGATCAGTTGTTCGAGAAGTTTTCTTCGAGCAAAGCGTTTGAAGAGGATGTTGGTGTTAGCTCTTTTGGTCTTGCTGTAAGCAAGCCTGAGGGTGCTGCTGTCTCGTATGATAGCGAACGTCAATCCTTCATCACCCGTTATCAACACGTTGTGTATGCCCTCGGGTTTATCATCACACGTGAGATTATGGAAGATGACCAGTATGATGTGGTTGGTCAGCGCAAGGCTCAGGGCCTGGCTTTCTCGATGCGTCAGACTAAAGAGGTTGTGGCAGCTAACGTGTACAACCGTGCTTTCAACTCTGCCTATACAGGTGGTGATGGTGTTTCTTTGATTAGTGCGTCCCACGTCAACCTTAAAGGTGGTACGTGGTCCAATCAAATCAGCACTGCTTCTGACCTGTCTGAGGCAGCTCTGGAACAAGCATGTATTGACATCGCTGGCTTCACTAATGATGCTGGTTTGCTCATTGCAGTTCGCCCTGAAACCCTCATCATCCCACGCCAGCTGATTTTTGAAGCAAAGCGTATCTTGGGTAGTGATGGTCGTGTTGGTACCGATAACAATGAATTGAATGCCATCAAAACGCTGGGTTCTATTCCTAAGATTGTTACCAATCACTTCTTGACTGATACTGATGCTTGGTTCATCCGCACCAATGTGCCTCACGGTATGAAGCACTTCGAGCGTCGTGCCGATCAGTTCGACATGGATAACGACTGGGACACTGAGAACGCTAAGTTCAAAGCCTCTGCTCGTTACAGCTTTGGCTGGACCGATCCTCGCGGTTTGTACGCTTCCGCTGGCGCTTAATCCATATTGGGGGAGGCTAGTCCTCCCTCTCTACATAAGGAAAAACTATGGGTTATAAAGCCATTGACATTGTTCCGATTTCCTCTACTGGCCCCACAGCCCTCATCCCTCTTAGTAAGGATGTAGCTGTTAAGGTCTTTAGTGTAACTCGAAGCGACACAACCTCTACTCTGAAATGTGTGTTGCCTGCTGATGCGTCCATCCTGGATGTAGTTAAGTTGGGTAACACCTCTTCTGATGCTGCTACCACTGCCACAGTTACTCTCGTAGTTTCTGACAACACTGGTGCTATTTCGACAGGAACTGCTTTGGATGTAAAGGGTGCTGGTACTACCACTGCCTTTGTTCAGATGCCTGCCTTGCCGAACATTCAACCACTACCTCTCACAGGGGACTTACGTATCACTGCTACTTATGCAGAAACTGGTACGGCCTCTACTACAGGTGGTCCGTGGTACATTAAAGTAACGTACGTACGTTAACAACAAGAGGGGTTTGCGCCCCTCTTTTTTTGGAAATTTTATGAGTAATGTAACACGCACCGCTCCGCAACAGCCCTCCATCAAAAGCACTTTTGTTAATGCTTCTAGCATGGGCTCTAATCAAATCATTGCGGCACAGCCGGGTATGTCTATCCGCGTCATTGATGCTGCTATGGTAACAACCCTAGCCAATAGTGTCAAGTTTCTGTCCGCAGCCACTGACATCTCAGCAACCTTTCCCCTTGGTGCTAATGGTGGTTTGGTCTTGCCCTTTAATGAGCACGGCTGGGTACAAACAAACGTTGGTGAAGCACTAAACATCAATCTCTCTGTTGGCACTGCCACAGGGGTACATATTAACTACATCATTCTATAATGAGTATCTTCTCTACTATCTCTAAAATCGTAACTAAACGGTCCCCTCCAGTCTCGGTAGCGAAGTCGTGGAAGGCTGGTATGTGGGTTATGCACCAAGATAAAATTGCAGTGATTGCAAATGTCAACTCTCTCACTGAGATTCATTACACAGATAAGATCACAGGTGAGAACATTGGTGTTGCTAATGTCCCTGTGGATTCTTTACGACAAGCTCGCTACAGCGAGATTCCCGTTAACCGCCGAGGCATTTCTGCTGAAGCTGCTCTGGAGCTAGGTTATGGCGCTTAATGTCCCTGATACAGGTGAAAACCTAACCCTCGAGATGATGGTGAACAAGACAGCTCCGCAGAACTTGCAGCTTCGTCTTTATCAAAATAACATCACCCCTTCTGATACAGACACAACGGCGACCTACACAGAGGCCACCTTCACAGGCTATGCTGCTATTGCTCTAACAGGTGCCAACTGGAACGCTGCTTCTGCGGGTACAATTACCTATAATGCACAGCAAACCTTCACCTGCTCTGGTACGTCTAGTAATACTATTTATGGTTATTATGTGACTCAGGTTACATCCACTACCCTACTTTACAGTGAACGTGATGCTTCTGCTCCGTTTTCTATTATAAACAGCGGTGATGCCATTAAAATCACCCCTACCATTTCTGCTAACTAATACTTGAGAACTTCTTTATGGCTTTGATTGTTGCTGATCGTGTTTTAGAAAGTAGCACCACTACGGGGTCAGGGGTTCTCACATTAGCTGGTGCGGTTAATGGGGATTATCGTGCTGCTTCTTCTGTGTGTGCCAATGGAGACACTTTCTATTACTACATAGAGGGGGTGGACACTAATGGTAATCCCGATGGTTCTGGTTGGGAAACGGGCTTAGGTACGTGGGGAACAGGTAGCACCTTAACCCGTACCACTGTTCATGCTAGTTCTAATGCAGGTAGTGCCGTGAGCTGGTCAGCTGGCACTCGTCGTGTAGCTATGTCTTTGACTGCTACCATGTTCACTACAATGGTAGGAACAGTGGATGGAACAAACCCGGTAGGTTTTCGACACATCCCTCAAAATAGTCAAAGCACTGCTTACACCTTAGTGCTCACTGATGCGGGTAAACACATTCTACACCCTAGTGCAGATACCACAGCTAGGACTATAACTATACCTGCTAATAGTTCTGTTGCTTTTCCAATTGGAGCGGCAGTTACTTTTATCAATCAGGCGTCAGCTGGAGTTATCACCATCGCCATCACTACAGACACCATGCGTCTAGC